GGATAGATATTACCAGCGTGAATAACGGTCTGGACTATATCGTGGACGCCACTGCTGTGGCACTCCGTGGCACCATCCTGAAGCCGGTTATTTGGGATGACGTGACTGAACCTGCCAACCTTTTGAAAAAAGCAGAACAGTATCTGCAGGAACATCGGCAGGTTGTTACTTCGCTGCAGCTGACAGCTCTAGACCTATCGCGCCTGAACAAAAGCATAGACAGCTTCCAGGATGGTGACATCATCCGTGTGCGGTCTAAGCCTCACGCGGTAGACGAGGACTTCCAGCTGACGGAATTTGCAGATGACTGGCTTGTTGCTGACGCCAGCACGATTACTCTGGGCAAGGAAGTCCACAGTCTGACAGATGCAGACGTGGCGGGCGATCGACAGAGCGCCAGCAACCTGCACCGGGTACAGCAGGAGATAAAAGCAGATTATAAACTGAATGCTGCCGAACAGGTGAGTGCTTCCGAGTACCGGCTGCAGTCTCTAATTACCCAGCAAGTGGACGCCATCAATATGGAGGTCAGCTCTGTAAGAAAATCGACAGACAGTGCCAACAACGAGATTATCGAATTATCGAAGAAGGTTGAATCGAAAATGACCTCAGAGCAGGTCAGCCTGTCCATCCAGTCGGAGCTGAACAATGGTGTTTCCAAGGTGGTTACAACTACCGGCACTTTCGACGAAAAAGGCCTGACTGTGGAGAAGTCCAACAGCGAAATGAAAACCCAAATAACCGAGGATGGTATGGCGGTATATAAAAAAGGCCGGGAGGTTCTCCGGGCTAACAACCAGGGCGTAGAAGCGACGGACTTGCACGCTAAGACCTACCTCAAAGTGGGCAACAATAGCCGCTTCGAGGACCTGCCCAACGGAAACCGCACCGGCTGCTTCTGGATAGGAGAGTGAGCGAATGGCTTTACAAACTAAAATAATTACAGCAAACGGTTCTAAAGGTCATCATAAGTTCACCTTAACTGTGACCGAGGACAGCACGAACGTAGCGACCAACACCTCATCCGTGACCTGGTCATTCACTCTCGAACCGGTGGTTAACGGCTTCGACTGGGAGAGCAACTCCGGTAAGGTGCAATATGCCGTAGTTATAAACGGAATAACCTACAACGGTATTATCGCAAAGTATGACGGTAAATCTACCGTCACCATTAGAAGTGGAACAGAGACGGTCACGCATGATGCTGACGGGTCCAAAGCGCTCAGCTATAGCTTCAGCATAACCGACAGCACGGGCTGGTCCTTTGCTCCTGGCGCTGCAAGCGCAGCTGACACTATGGCATTGACGGCTATCCCTCGGGGTGCCACCATAACCGATGCGCCTTACTTTAACGATGAAGAGAACCCAACTATCACCTACACGAACCCTGCAGGTGCAGCTGTGACAGCCCTGGAGGCCTGTATATCTTTTGACGGTAGCAGGGACGACATAGCCTACAGACCAATCCCTACCGATGACACATCGTATATCTTCCCTCTGACCGAGGCGGAGAGGGATGTGCTGAGAGCTGCCACTCAGGGAAGCAATAGCAGATGGGTTATTTTTTACGTGCGCACCAACATAAACGGTACGATTTACCTCTCCACTTTGTGGCGTACCCTAACCGTAGTAAATGCGAGCCCAATCATCGAGCCGAACATCACGGACACCAATACAATCACGTCAAGTCTGACCGGCGGAGCTGCTTTGATTCGGTATTTCAGTGACGCCAGTTTCACGACCGGAGCGAGAGCCCAAAAGGGCGCAACCCTAACGGCTCAGAGCGTCACCTGCGGAGGTGTAACACTGGAAGGCGCAAACGGCACCTTTGCCGGGGTCTCAAGTGGCTACTTCGTGTTCACGGCAACCGACAGCAGAGGCAATACCACCACGGTGCCGGTGCAGATGCCTTTTGTCGACTATACGGGCCTGACCTGCAGCATAGGTAACAACCGGCCCGACACCGATGGTAACTTCACTTTCGCGGCCTCTGGTATATGTTATAACGGAGATATAACCGGCGCCGGTTCCAACGAACTGACTGTCCTCTATCGTTGGAAGGTGGCAGGTGCGAACTGGACCGACTGGCTCGATATGTCCGTCACCCGAGACGGCAATGCCTATACCGCATGGGTGAACCTCACAGGGTTGGACTACCAGACGACTTATATATTCCAGTGTATGGCTAGCGACCTTGTAACTACGGCCACTACGGCCGAGATGGCGATTAAGTCAATGCCCGTGTTTGACTGGGGTGAAAATGACTTCAACTTCAACGTGCCGGTCAGCGTTCCAAGTCTGACCTTGGGCGGCGTGCAACTCGACTATATCGTCGAGCATGGCACATACGGAATTTGGACATATACAAAGTGGAACAGTGGCAAATGCGAAATGTATGGAACAGCACACCAAGTTGCGTTGGTATATGAGCAAATTGGTGGTGTACACCGAAGTGACTTACTCAATGTCTATTTGCCTTTTACTGTTTACAATTGCCACGCTTGGGTAGATTGCAATCATCGGAATGCCTGGGCTTCTCGCGGCCAGTTTGAGGATGGCTCGGTCGAGAAGAACACAAACGCATTGACATATGTTATTTGGCATGGTCAAAGTTGTGAAGCTGATTGGTATACAGAATGGTATGTCGTTGGTAACTGGAAATAAGGAGGAAATTTTATGAGAATAGGAACAACCCCCACGCACACATTCACCCTGCCGGCAGATATCGCGGCGATAACTGCCAAGGCCCGGGTTGTCTACTCGCAGTGCTACAACGTGGTGCTGACCAAGGAGGTAACAGAGCTTTCCGGTAATGACGTGGTTATCAATCTGACCCAGGAGGAAACATTGAAATTCCACAACCGGAAACCGGTAGACATCCAGCTCCGATTGCTGACAAATACCGGCGAGGCTTTGACAAGTGACATTATTACAAAAACCCCCTACGACTGCCTTGAGAGGACGGTGCTTGAATGAATATTCCGGTAACCTTCACAGAAAGCGCTTGCCATTTTGCCCCTCAGTTCAGCAATGTGGTGCAGATTGGTGGTGCACCCGAACCGCAAAAAATCGAAGTCCACCAAATCACCGTAGCAAGCGATTTAACAAGCGGAGAAAATACACTTCTTTCAAACAATGAGTTTATCCAAAAGAATTACACTGAACCCGGTTTTTCTATTCAGTTAATTTCTCTTGCGGCAAACACAACCGGGCCCGCTGTTGGTTATGCTTACCACGGTAATCGTCAGTTTCAAAACAACGTTAGTGGTGTTATGATTGTACTTTCTGCCTCAGGTACGAACCACTATAGAGCAGCAACAGGTAATTGTTCTACAGTAAACTATTCCAATGTTCCTTATGTGGATAGCGATGGCAATGTTAAGATGCAGAACAGTTCCACAAACGGTACATTAAAAGCTGGTGATTATCTAATCATTCTATCCGTTGCGGAGGTAGCAGAATGAAAAAATACTATGTAATTCGTGACGGAGAAAACGTTGCCTTAGGCTGTGGTAATAGCTTGGGCGGTGAGGAAATTACCGAACAGGAGTATAACAATCTGCTGACTGAGGTACGAGCCAAGACGGCCTATGTGTCCAAACTGGACACCGGGGAAATCACCATTGAGGATGTGCCTACAGCGTGGCAGGCAGAAGTCCAGCGCCGGGTGGATAACCGCATTAAGGCGAAAACTGAGGTGGAAGAAAACGCAGAGGCAACCATTGAAGATTACCAAAGGGCGTTAGCTGAATTGGGGGTGGTTTTATGACCGGAAAAGAATTGACCCGAACGGTACAGGCCACAAAGGATGCAACCAAGCAGGCATTACAGACTGTGTATGACGCGTTGAATAGTGGCCAGAAAAAGAAAATTCTAAAAGATGAAGCCGTAAAGGCGCTATTTGACCTTTACGGCGTGGAGGTGTAATAATTATGAATTTGCACAAGTTGATATTTACCAAATGCGACTCGTACAAGGCGGCTACCAAAATTACCCCGAAGGGTGTGATGGTACATTCGACAGGCTGCAACAACCCCAATTTGAAACGCTACGTCGGTCCGGACGACGGCCTTCTTGGCAAGAATACTCTCGGAAACCACTGGAACAAACCGAAGAAGGGAAAAAGCACCCACGCCTTCATCGGAAAGCTGAAGGACGGAACTATTGCCACCTATCAGGTGCTACCCTGGGACTACAAAGCCGGTCACTGCGGAAAAGGCAAGAAGGGCAGCGGTAACGACACCTATATCGCATTCGAGATTTGCGAGGACAACCTGAAGAATGCTGAATACTTCCAAACGGTGTACCAGGAAGCAGTGGAGCTCACAGCGTATCTCTGCAAGCAGTATAACCTTAATCCTATGACAGACGGTGTGGTTATTTGCCACAGCGAGGGCTATAAGAGAGGTATCGCATCCAATCACAGTGATGTGATGCATTGGTTCCCGAAGCACGGTAAGTCTATGGATACCTTCAGGCAGGATGTTGCTGCATTGCTGTCTGAAGGAAAAAACACAGAAACAAAAGATAAGGAGGTCTATTGCAAAGTGGATGTTAGAGTGTTGAAAAATGGTGCCAGCGGCGCCGATGTGAAGGCAATGCAGGTCCTGCTGGAGGCTGCCGGCTGCAAGGGCAAAATGGATTCGAAGAAGTATGGTTCCTTCGGTTCCAAAACAGAAGCTGCAGTTAAGACATATCAGAAGAAAATGGGGTTGGAGGCAGATGGCTCCTGTGGTCCCAAAACCTGGGCGAAGCTGCTGGGGGTGCAATGACATTGACGGAAGCAATCATTGTTGCACTTCTTGGTTTTGCAGGAACGCTACTGGGGTCTCTGTTCGGCGTGCTTGCAGCTCAGAAGCTGACCCAATACCGGCTTGCACAGCTGGAGGATAAAGTGAACAAGCACAATAATCTGATAGAACGTACATATGTGCTGGAAGGCCAGATGGCTGAGGTGCAGCACGATATCCGGGACATCAAACAAAAAATTTAGGAGGATTACATATGAAGGAAAAAATTATGCACTGGTTCAAGGCAGCTGGCATTCGCGCCGTCAAGACGGTTGCCCAGACTGCTGTTGCAACAATCGGCACTGCTGCGGTGCTTGGTGAGGTCAACTGGGTGGCGGTGACTTCTGCTTCCGCGTTGGCAGGTATCTTGTCTTTGCTGACAAGTGTGGCGGGTCTGCCTGAGTTAAAATAAATCTCCCCGGACAAACTGGGCAATTCTCAGACAGGCGAGCAAATAGAAGAATAATATTACCCCTCCCAGGGAGGGGTAATTTTCCCTTATTTTTTCCCTTTAGCCTTTTGCGAACAGTTTCTAATCATAGAGCTATTAAAGAAAAAATATAGAATAATGGCGCAAAATGCTTGTATTTTTTGCGTATAGAAAAAATATTGCAAATTCAAGTCCCGCCTCGCGCACCAAAGCATTCAAACCCGAACCTTTTACCAATCGGTGAAACGTTCGGGTTTGTTGTTTTCTTAAAAGATGTTAAATAGCCTTTGTTTGTGGCAGTACAGAGTGTTTTGCTCTGTACTGCCACT